GCTTAATAGAATAGACTCTTGGAGTCGAATTTTATTAACAATGTGTGACCCTAACGACAGACGAATAGAACTGTATAAGGGCATGCGGACTGTGCTTGGGCAGACCTATGGTAGAACCTTAGGAAAGCTCGGCTTTAAGGAGGAAGCTGCCGGGAAAGTAAGGGTATTCGCTTTTGTGGATCCCTTTACTCAGTGGCTAATGAAGCCTCTTCATGATGCCCTGTTTGAGATTTTATCTCTTATTCCCCAAGATGGAACTACTGACCAGTTAGCGCCTGTTAGACTATTGATTAGTCGGAAACCGAAAGGTCCCTTCTTCTCATATGATTTAACAGCTGCTACCGATAGATTACCACTTATTGTCCAAATGACAATTTTGAGTAAGTTAATGACTTCTCATGGTGCTAACCTATGGGCGAGTATGCTAGTCGGAAGACAATACGACTATGTATATAAACCTGTAAAAGGTAAAACACAAAGAGGTACGGTGGCTTATGGGGCAGGGCAACCAATGGGAGCTCTGTCATCATGGGCTATGCTGGCGTTTACGCATCACGCAATCGTGCAGATGGCGGCCTTCGACGCCGGATTAACCAAATCCGGAGAGTGGTTTGCAGACTACGCGGTGTTAGGTGATGACATTGTCATTGCCGACTCCGCTGTTGCAAGTTCATATTTGTCATTGATGGAAATATTGGGTGTTAATATTGGTTTAGCCAAATCCCTTGTTTCACATGATGGCCAAACTTTAGAGTTTGCGAAGAAAACTATACATAGGGGTGCCGATGTTTCTGCCGTTCCTTTCACAGAATACTGGATTGGAAGACAGTCACTAGGTCCCTCTTTGGAGCTTGTTTCGAAATATAAACTGACCCTATCTAAATATTTAGACATATTTGGATTCGGTTTCCGAGCTAAAGGCTCAATGTCTGGAGATATTATGTCTCTGGGCAGACGGATGCGGCATCGAATATTGGCTTATTTCTCACCATTAGGCCCCAATCCTTTGACAATGAAAGAATTCTTCTCATTGAAAGGTCTAGGTAGATTCTATAAGTGGACAGAACGGAAAGAACTATCCTTGATTTCTAATTTTGTAACTAAAGAGTTACAAAGAATATTAGATAATCTGGATTCACCTGAGATGATTGTTCTAGTTGAAAACGCTAGACAATTATCTGAGGTAAATAAAGATAGAGAGTATTACGGTACCCTAGACAGAAATGCCAAAGGTGCCCGAAGACTCGATCTTCCCGGTCTCTATCCCTTAAGAGAG